GTTTTAGGAACAGTTCGGTGGTTTGATGCACACAACACAGTTTCATATCGCACAGGCACAACCTCTTTCAGTTTTGCTGGTGTTTATATAACTAGTGATGTTAGCTCGCATTACTCGTATCGCGCGGGTGGTGGTAGTTGGCACCCGAATGTGCAACCAACAATAGTCCTCAATGCTCAGATAAAGTTGGGGTAACATGTTTCCTGTAGAGTTCCCAGCCGGGGTAACAACCCTCCTGTCCAGATCAGCTAAGATCGCAAATTGGCGTGACGCTAATTTGGTGCGTTGGGATGACGGGGTTACACTCAAACCGATCGGCGGTTGGGAACAAATATTATTTGTTGGAACATTTGCCTCACGAATTAGAGCGGTGCATCGCTGGATAGCCTTAAACGGCATCGTTTGGACCGCTTATATGTGTGAGCAACATTGCTATGTGGAGTCGGGCGGGACACTTACTGATATTACACCAACCGCTGGTATTCCAGCGCCAAGCGGCGATACTGCTGGTTACGGCGAGCTTGACTATAGCGTCGGGATGTACGGCGTTGATGTTCCCGGCGCAGTATCCACCTTACAGAAGTTCTCCCTAGTTTGGTCGTTGGATAATTGGGGGCAGAACTTATTAGCGATGTGGAGCTATGAAGGCAAGCTGTACCAATGGGACCCGAATACTCCAGCAACGCCATTGACAGCAGTTGTTGGCGCTCCTACGGCCAATCGGCAATTTGTGATTACCCCCGAGCGCCACGTTATGTTATTTAGTATGGGTGGCAATTTCGGTGACATTGGGTGGTGCAGCCAAGAAGACATCACTGATTGGAATTTTGCGAGCATCGCCAACACGGCTGGATCGTACACCGTTGACCCGTTATCGCCCATCGTGGCGGCGAAACTTTCCAGCGCTGGTATTTTGGCCTATTCTCCGGCTATGACCCATGTTTTGGATTACGTCGGGTTGCCGTATGTTTACCGTATTCGACCAGTTGGAAAGGTTCCAATTCCGATCAGCGCAGCATCCGTGGCCTCTACCCCCGATGGTATCGTATGGATATCTGTCGAAGGGTTCTGGCTATGGAATGGTAATACCGCCGACATTATATCGTGCCCGCTATGGGATTCTATCGCAGCGAGGATGGATTTCGGCAGAACAGTCCGCGAAGCGTCGTTGGTAAACATCGCGAGCCGTGGCGAAATTTGGTGGTTTTGGGTGGATATTAATTTGGGTATCCAGACTAGTCGTTATGTTGCGCTGGATTACCGCTCTAAAATATGGATGCCAGGATTCTTGAGTAGAACTTGTGGCATTACTTATGGCAATGACCGCAACCCCATTATGTCGGATGGCTATAAGGTTTGGAAGCACGAGGTTGGATTTGTCTACCCCGACGCACTGTTTATGCCATATCTCGAATCCCAAACCATAAATTTAGCAGGCGGTGAGACTTGGGTAACTCTAAGCAAACTGCTTCCCGACATTATGGGCGACCGTACCGCTTTGGCGTTCTCAGTGGCGAAAAATAACGATCGCAGTGATTATGCCGCACAGTTATTTTCACCGCAACGCACGGTGAATGAGCATGGTTGGGTGGACATTAGAGAAACTGCCCGCGATGTTCGGTTACGCATCGATATGGTAAAAAACACTAATTGGGCTACAATCGGTCCAATTATCTTTGATTTGAAGCCGCGAGGCAAAAAGAAATGACGATCAAGGTCCCAAATTTCAAGGACCCAGAGGTTACTAAATTTCTCATAGAAATGCTGCGGGAATTTGAGCGCACCGATAAGGAGATACTAAGTTCGATCACTGCCAACAAGTCTTTGCTGCTGTATTCGCCTAGTCTTAAGGTATTCGAAATAAAAGTCAGCGATACAGGAGTAATCACGGCAACCAAAGTGTCGGGAACATGAACATCACCGATAAGTCCATGTCGATTAAAATGGATAGAGCCTTACAAGAGGGCAACAACCTATTCAACTTGGATGACATTATGGATTGTCTCCAACGCGGGGAAATGCAAAGCCATGTGGTTGGTGATACTTGGGGCATAACCCAAGTACATGTTTGGCCTAGGCGCAAGTCGGTGAACATACTATTCGTGGTTGGCGACGTCAGTGATTTACCGCTATTAGAGCAGAAAATCGAGAAATGGGCTAAAGGTATCGGCGCTAATGTTATAACAGCAATCGGTCGCGACGGGTGGTGGAAATTCCGTACTTCCGGCTGGAAAAAGGTTGGCGTCATGTATTCGAAGGACATATAACAATGAGCAGCCCATCACCCGCACAGACTACGCAAATCAGCAAAGTAGAGCTTCCTGCTTGGGTGGATCAAGCTTCGCAGGAAAACTACCAATTGGCGAAGGACGTGTCTGGAAGGCCGTTCCAGCAATACTCTGGAAGCCGTGTTGCTGACCCTTCGGCCATGACTACGCAAGGGTATGGCATGCTCGGCAGGAATGTTGGCAGCAATGATCAATACTTCACTGGCGCTGGCGACATCTATAAGGACACGTCCGGAAAGTTGGACATTTCGCCGTATCTCAACCCGTACACCAAAGAAGTTGAGGAACGCGCCATTGACAGCGCGAGTACGGCGCTGACCAAACAGTTGGCAGGCAATGCGAGTGCAGCCCAGAAAGCCGGTGCTTTCGGCGGGTCCCGCTTTGGGGTACAGCAGGGTGTTATGCAGGCAGAAGGCGCTAAAGGCATCGGGGATTTGGTTGCACAATTGCGTAAGCAAGGCTTCGATACCGCTACTTCCACCGCGCTGGCCGATCGCACCGGAAGACAAGCCTCCGCCGCTGGGCTATTGAGCACTGGCACCGGTAGGCAAGCTTCACAAATGGGTGATGTTACTGCTATGTTAACCGCTGGTCAGCAGGACGAAGCTCAACGGCAGAAGGTAATTGACGCTGCGATGCAGAAGTTCTCTGAAGCCACCAATTATCCGGTGGAGCAGCTAAACATGCGCCTCGCCGCGTTAGGAATGTCGCCCTACGGCAAGACCGAAACAATGAACAAAACTGCCACATCCGAAAGCAAGGGTCCGGATTGGTCACTACTTGGAGCGGCTGGCATTAAGGCATTGCCATCACTATTGCCCTTATTGTCGCTGTCGGATCGCGGCGACAAGACCGATATTAAGAAGCTGACAGATGGTGAAATTCCGCTGTATGCCTATCGGTATAAAGATGACCCGAAGAGCTACCCGAAGATAGTGGGGCCGATGGCACAAGACATCGAAAAGAAATACCCGTTCGCTGTTAAGAAAGTGGGCAGGCACAAGGTGGTGGATTACAGCAACTTGATGGAGGTGTTGTCGTGAACTTCAATGATAGATACGGCGCATCATCCGGCGGAACTATGGACCCCGAGCAGTTGCGCGCGATGGTACTTAGGCGTGTGTTAGGCACCACGCTTACCAGCCATCCGACTGCTCCAGCGCCAATAGAACCGGCCCCCGTCCGCACTTATGTCGTTCCGTCACCTGGAGGACCAGCGACGTATCCAGAGCCCTACGTAATGGATAAGGGGCCTCCTACTTCGCCTGTTCTACCGGCGATACCGGATGTTGATGTAGCTTCGGTGCCGCGCAAATCATTCCCGGATACCGCTGCTCCGGTGCCATATTCTAACCCAGCCGTAGAGCAGTCCCCCGCTGGGGGGCTTACTTTGGCTTCCAACCCAGTTTCGAACTGGGCGGGGTCCATTGGCGTACAGTCACCAGAAGAGGTTAAGGGGTTTGAAAAAGGAACAAAATACGCCGAATTAGCGGGTAACATCGCTGATATGGCAAAGGGGCTAAAACCCAAAGCGCCAGATTCGCAGATAAATGCGTTAACCCCTATGACTTCGCAGCCTAATGTGCCGAATGCGATGGCTGGCGAATTGATGGCTCAACTGCTTAAGTCCAAAATGAACCCACGCGGCTTAACAATGACGGGTATGTCATGAATATCGCGGATATCATCGCTGCTTTGGCCAGCGGGCAAAACCCAAATCAAGCCATTATGGGAGAGGCTCAAGGAGCACTTCCTCCTAGTCCTCCGCCGCAAGCGGGACCTCCGGGACCTCCGCCACCAACAGCGCCACATGGTGTATCAACGCCGGTGACCAACCCACAACCGGCTGACCAAGCGCCTATGATTACTAAATCGCCCCCCGATTTAGCTAACATGTATATCGCGTTGATGGAGAAAAACCAAAACGCGGCGCAGTTGGATTCGCCCGCAGAATCTAGGTACTTAGCGGAACTACATAGGCAACAAACTTCGGCGGGACTGAGTTCCGCGGGGGATTTGGCTGCAGCCGCATTTTCCAAGTATCCGGAGAACAGGTCGGCGCTGATCAATGCCAGTCAAAAAGGCGGTATGACCTTTTCGGCTCAAGATATGATAAATCTTGAAAAGCAACGAACTGAGCAACAACAACAACTTATTCGTGCACGAGCGTTGCCCGCGTTGATGAAACAATACAACATGTCTCCGGCGCAAATTACTCATTTGGAATCGTCTGGCAAGCTAGACGAAGTGTTAGGCGCTCTGGCGAACAGAAGCCTCGCACATGTTACAGATGCGAATGGCCAAGTCCATCTCGTGGATGACAGGGCCGAAGGCGGCAAGGGTAAGATTATCACTACCATCGGTTCCGAGAAGCCAGATCCAACACAGATGGGTAAAGGGCCACAAGGGGAACAAGTTATCAACATGCGAACTGGCCAGCCTGTTGGCGCTCCGCTTGGCCCAACTGACGCGAATGTTGACGCGAAGGGGACTAAGTTCCCGTCGCTCGACACTGGGTATGATTACGCCCGCGATGAAAAGGGTTTGGTTAAACTTACTGATGGTGTTCCCACAGTCGCCGCAACGCCCGGGTCTAAGGCGCAACAAACAGAGATCGCCACCCAACAGAAGAAAGTCGAGCAGAAGATGCAGGCGTCGTCGGCGCTTTCTAGTGTTGCTACAGCAGTTACTGCGACTGAAAAGGCCATGGATGAGGCTATTGTTCCCGGCGCTGTTGGCCTCGGTTCTAAACTGTATAACATGACGGTCGGCCAGTTGGGCGGTATGGCTGGCAATGTTATCCGTGATAACATCGACACGATCAAGGCCAACGCCACCTTCGATAAGTTAGCAGCGATGCGGGTGGCTTCTCCCACTGGCGGCGCTTTGGGCAGCGTTTCGGACTTCGAGAACAAACTGCTCGGTGCCGCAACGGCTACCCTGTCTCCTAATTTGAATGCAGATCAACTGCGCGAAAACATGTATCGCGTCCAAGCTACTATGGAGCTTTTGGCCAACAAGCAGTACACAGATGAAAAAGCGTTCGACGCGGACGTCAAGAAACGAATTAATACATTGAAGACGGAACGCGCAAATAGGTCGTCTGCAAGTAGCGGCATTACAGTAACGCGGGAGTAGATCATGAAGGTAACCATGGGCGGCGTTACTTACAACGTCGAGGGAACCGACGATCCCGAAGTCGCTATTAAACACGCTAAAGAATTCGCTCAACAAGACCTGAATAAAAAGGCCCAAGATGAATACAGCAATGCTAGCGGGATAGCCAAGCCACTTATGGCAGCGCAAGATGTGGCTAGAACCGTTGCAGACACGGCCTCTTTAGGTTACGCGGATAAGTTCGCTGATTATATGAGACCGCCCATTCCAGGACAACCTTCTCAGGCTGACATCACCAAGGCCATTCGATCGAGAATGGGCGGCGCGGATATCGGTGCTGATGTTGCTACTGTTGTTGGGGCGGCTCCGACTGCGGTGCCAAGGGTGGTTGGTATGCTAGGCGGTGGACCAATCGCCCGGGCTATCACCGGAGGGGCGGCGGCGGCCACCGAGGGCGGCGTCCTAGGCGGTCTGAGTGCGGCGGGGCACGACCGGCCAGTGTCCGAGGGAGTGGGGACCGGCATGTTGGCAGGAATAGGTGGGCAGGCTTTAGCTGGAGCAGTAACTAAACCAATTAACGCTATCGCAAATCGGTTATCTGGAGCAAATAAAGCACTCCCGCCTCTAACCGAAAGCCAGTTTAATAGGGCTAGTAAACTTGTTGGGGACGATCCAGCTACTAAAGCATTCTCGGGGCTTGGGGGATTGCTGTCCAAATTCTCCTACCCCGCAGCTTTTGGCGATATATCATCAGCTTTGGCGATGGCTACTGGCGGAAAGGCGGCCAATTTTATTGCCAATCAGGGTAGGCGGGAAAAAGTGGACACCATGCGGCGATTGGCTGCGGGTCAGCCGAAAGTGAAGGGTCCGCTAACCGATGAAGAAAGATTAGCTTTGGGATTGCGGGAACAATTCCACCGCTATGGCACCGAAGAGTGATGGCTCCTTGTTAAAATACTGAAATACCGCTTGTGCCATATCTTCCTTAGCTTGTAGTGCCGCAGTTACGGCGCGGTCTAATGGAGTACCCCAAACGTCGATGTAGAGGCAACTGTCAGCGGTTTGGCCGTGTCTGTGTATTCTGTCCTCTATTTGGCTTCGATCGTCCAATGAGTAGGTGTTTTCAGCGAACACCACTGTATTGCAACGATCCTCAGGTTTAGACCCGCCCAATAAAGAATGGCCGTACTTGGTGGCGCGCATTTGTCCAAGCATCACGCGGCACAACGGGTCGCTGTTGAATGTATCCTTCTGTTCCTGGATTTCTTCCGGCGTCATTCCGCCTTTAATGTAAGCCGGGTTGTAATCAATAAGAGCGCGCTGGAGTAGTTTAAGTGTATACTTGTGTACGTAGGGGATAAGTACCTTGCCGTCTGTATCTTCGACGATGTTACGTACCAATTTGAACCTTGGGTTATCCTCGGGCGGCACTAATTCTTCAATGGTGCCGTCTTCCTTAATGATAAACCCGCTTTGGATTTGGGCGAGCTTAATCATCTTGGTGATAAATGCGTCAATAGTGACGTTCTCAGTTTCACTCAACCATACTACGAAGTCATCCTCCATGTTTTTATACATGGAAGCCAAATAGGGTGTAAGTTGGTATTCCCGACTAGTGTACAGTTTGGGTGGCAGATCGGTCCAATCCTGCTTGAACGCACGGAATATATACTTATCTATTTTTGACGCTAACAGTTCTTCGTTTTGGGTACCGATTACTTTCTTCCCTTTGAACCCACCAAATTTACAGAAGGTGGTTTTGAATGGAAAATAATTGTCGCTAATCGCCCCGATAAATTTCATTTGGCTCCAAAGATCGTGCGGCCCAGAAGTAACTGGTTTGCCCGACAGGATACGGCGATACTTAAATAGAGGCGCTAATGCCAGCGCCGCTTTGGTCTGTTGGCTGTTATAGGTCTTGATTTGGATGCTTTCATCCAATACAATCATACACTTCTTATTGCCGACAAACCTGACGACGTAATTTTGAACTGCTATGCTGCGGATTGCCTCATAATTGATGACCAATACTGGCGGTTTGTCAAATTCATTTTTTAAGAATATGTCATTGAAGTACCCCGCATCCGAATTATAGATGTGGGGGTGCACCGGAATATTATGCTTCTTAATTTCGTCCTTCCAGCCGCTCTTGTACGAGTTGGGCGATACTACTACTAATCTAGTTACTTCACCAGCCTCCACTAACTTCATAAATTCGGTTAGGGCGGTTAATGTCTTTCCCATTCCCATCTGGATATAATAAGCAAATCCAGGCATTCGGTGGGCTGCCTTAAGCGCGGCCTTTTGAACTTCCAGCAAACTTGCCATTTACTCTCCTGATCATTAATCTACCACGTTTGATGGCATCGCGTGAATTTTCGCTTTGCCCACCTTCATAGATGTGGTGCTCACTTATACAATACGAATTGTCACAGGTGTGTAACGCCATTAATGGTGGTCGCCCCAATTTGTGGGTAAGTATTAATCTAGCAACTTTTATTACCGATTCTTTTTTACCTGGAATTAAACGCGGTCCAGATAAAGCTGCGTATTTTTTGCCGTCCACAGCCCCTAACCATAGCAAGCACCCGGAATTAGGTTCCCATATCGATTTATCCTCGATGCGCCGCCAAATATTGGGGTCTTTTAACATGGCTGCTATAGTGTTATCGGACTGATTCACAATTAGTAATTCCAAGGTGGTTTATCCTTTATTACTTCCCCATCTTGCCTACGTAGCTCTACTTCGCTGGCAATATGCTGTTCCATGCGGTAAACCCAACTGTCGCCGTACAGCTTTTCTAACCACTGGCAGTCTGTCTCAAGCATATTAAGCGTAACGGCGCGCATTGGTCCTTCAAATTTTGCGCCCATCCTTTACCTCTTGCTCCAAGGCTATATAGGCTAGAAACGCAAAATTGGCGACATCCATTAACTCGACCAACGCGTTGTAGTCGTGTCTGTTCTCGTAAAATTGCTCATTAAATTCCCGCACTTCCTCCAGCAACATATCAATTATGGTGGGCACGGTCTTTACAGTAGGGGTGTCCTTGTAACTGTTCACATCCAACTTGTACATCATCCCGTTGACAAATTGTTCAATAAATTCCCTGTACTTCGCGATGGACCTTGGCACTTGTACCGTAATGGTCTTATCGATGTCTGTACGCATATTCTTCTCCATGGATGTCGCCAATGCCGGGGCCGAAACCAAGCAGGAATGTAAACGTTTTGTTCATAACCATCCGCGCGTCAACCAAATCCTCCAGCAGATTAAGCAGTTCCTCGCGCGACAGATAATCGCAGTGGCTAAGAAACACCACATCGGGGTCGTTTGCGTGGCAAGCGTCGTAGAATTGTGTCATCGAGAACGTTGCCACACGTCTCTCGCGTTGAGTTACCGTAGTTAGCTCGGGTAACACCCCGATTTCGTTCCAAGACGTCTCCATTTGGTCGTTATACCAATCCCCGCTCGAATGTCCATCGACGTTGCCCACCCTGATGGGAAACGTTCGGACAGCCATATACGTTTGGGCTAGGCTTCTCGCCGGTATCCGCGCATCGGCCAATCCTTGCATCACTGTGCATTCTCGGCTGGTCACTTTGGGATAAAAACACGAATTGATTCCCAAACTGAACCCTTGAGCCACTTCCATGAAGTAAGCGTTCTTCTCCGGCTTGATGCGGTGGTCTTGTATCACAACATTAGGGGCGATCCGGCCCAGCGACCTACTGGCAACGGCATTTGGATTACGGGCTATCTTCCTAATCAGCGCGGCTCCGGTGCCGCTGCGAGTGCCAGCTACTGCAGCTATTGAGCCTATCTCTTCAGCGCGCCGGTCCTCGTCGGTCACGATGGCGGCGTTGGGGTGCACAAATACCCGAACAGTAGGATACGCTTCTACCTCCGCCTTTAAGATTTCGGGATCGATTATAGCGCCAGCCGAAAGGTATATTGGGATCGGGAAGCCATGCAGCGCCATTGACACACCGAATGTAGGCAACTGCTTCAAGACAACTTTCATGCCGTAATGGTAAGAAGTATGTCCACTATTTGGGCCACCGCTGTAAATAGATCCGCCGATGCTGTGCATTAATCCGTCATTAATCGCTTCCTTGGCCAAGTACGCGCTCAACGCCCCCTTTCCCGTTGAGCCGTACTGGCCGTCCACGATGCAGTGGACGCCAATAGTATTAGGCATTATCATCCTCCAGTTTAAGGTCGGGTTTAAACCGGCTGTCCGACACGGCGGGCTGTTTATTTGCCGGTTTAGCAGGGCTTGGGGTTAACATCGCAGCCAGAGCGTTGTAGCCAGCGCCATCGGTGAAGTTGTCGACCGAGTACCCGTAAACAGTCCTTGCAGTCTTCACAAGGCCCATCATGTGGGCAACGTCGTGTGGCTTCAGGTTAAAATCGTCGCGGCTGGTAAACGTGTGTGAAATATACACACTCCACAGTTCGGCTATCATCTTGAATGAGCGCTCGGTGTGGCCGTGCTGCTCTAATCGACGCCGCACGGCATCGCTGGCGTCAAGAAGTGTGCTCTCGGCTATTTCTAGCGGCGTATCTTCAAGCTTTGCGTTCATTTCACCCTCTGATTGAATAGTAGTATTGAACTAGTTGATTATAGAATTCTACAGTTGACCCCAAGGAGAAACACTCCTTGCAGTTTATCCTAGATTGGGGTTTGTGGAAGTAAAACACCCCGTCTTTCCACCCAATCATGACGGGGATTACGTGGCCGATATTCGCTGACACATCGGCAATTCGATTTAATTCTATTAGCTGGCGAGCCGTGGGGCCAAACACGTTGTCCTTAAGCATCTTAACTTCAGCCATAAATACTGGCAGCCCAAGTGGGATAAGGATCATGTCGTAAGTACCCACGGTGTATTGGTCTTCGAGGCGGCGGCCATAACCGCCATTGGCCTGCATATTCTTTACGATGCGCCGCTTGATTTCGGCTTCAGTCATCCATTACTCCAGACTGGTCAACCCACCACTTCGTGACAGTGAACATCCGATTCTCGTTCTCGTCGGCCTCGCCCATTTCTACCGTTTGTGATTTGGGCAACCACACTTCCTTCTTCGATCCCATTGTAGGGTGGATAAGGTAGGCTTTGGCTGTGGTGTGTTCAATTCTAGCTTCGATTTCCACGGTTGGGTCGCCCTCACGATACGGCATGGTATCATACTCCTGTGTGTCTGTCAACCATGTTTTCTGCAGCGCCACGATCTTCCGTGGCGGACGTACACTTTGTGCATGTTGTGACGCTCACATACGTCCAAATGCCTGCGTTCACGCTTAATCGGCTCAAAATCGCCCAGAACATACCGCTCTTGCTCTGGTTCGACGGGTTTAACCACCAGAACAGGGGTTGGCATCGGTAATCTATCGGTCTTGGTTGACCTTACAAGCAACACTGGAGCGGGAGTAAGGGCTATTGATATAACATCGTCGTGCCAAACATTCTCAAACGCTGGCCCAGCCGCTTTAACTGGCTCAACAATCGACTGTCTAGCAGCAAGCACCATAACTAAGGCCAAAGCCGCTGACCCACATAACGCAATCTTAAGATGTTTATTCATCGTATTTATGGTCCATCGCCAAGCCTCCGTTTGAGTTCATCAATCTCGTTCAGCGCCGCCTGCGCCGCCTCGCGGATCGGCCCGTCCCAGTCATTCTGCAAGAATCCCAGATCCTCCGGGAACAGGTCGCCCTTCCGCGCCGTCGCCATCCACTCCAGCCGCTTGCGGTTCAGTTCTGAAATCATGTCAGCACCAGCTTCTGGTTCCCGAACACCACTTTAAAATGAGTCATAGTTCCCCCTTACAGTCAGTTATCTAGAGTCGCAACGGTAAATTTGGATAATAGTGCGGGCCATCATTCGGCATTCGGTGCGCGCATTGATAGCATCGATTTCAGACCTAGTGTAATAGGTCGCCTCGCGGTCAGTAATCATGCAACCAGATAATGTAACGGCGGCAATAATTAAGACTGCGATTTTCATTAGTCCCCTCATTTCTTATTCCTCATATCTGTCGAGTTTATCCCCGTAGGAAGCCCTCGCCCAATCCTTACCACTGCCCAATCCAAATGGGATTGGTACTATTAAGCCCAAGTCTTTGGCCACGTGTTCAATGTTACGTACCAAATCGTTGACGTCGTGGTTCGGATTGCGCTGCCAAATTAAACTGTCGTGAATGGTTAACAGCACTTGTAAGTCATTAGGATACGCGTCCTCATACTTACATGCCGCCAATAGGCACATCTTTATGTGTTCACCCCCTACGTTTTGGATTATTCTGGACACCGCGCGATAGGCAAACCTTGGGTCGTCGCAATAGGCCCGCCTACCAAGTATAGTCTTAACATATCCCCGTCGCTTGAACACCCCGATGGCTGTGTCCTGGAATACTTTGATAGCCGGGAATGCCTCGGTTAGGAATTTCCTGTGCGCTTCAGCCGCCCTTTCCAAGTCCCAACGCATGTGCCCTGCCAACGTCGATGGGGACATCATTGTAAGCATCCCCATTCCCATTCGCTTAGCGACTTCGCGTTCTAGTCCGAGGACTTCAGAGGCGCGGTCGTGGATATCCATAGTTCCGCTTTTGTATCCAGCAACGAGGGCAAAGTCACCTGAATAGTGAGTGAATAACCTTGGCTCCTGCTGTTTCGCATCTGCTTCTTCAATGACGAATCCCTCGTCCGCAATAACAAGCCGCCTAACCACTCTTCCAACGTCAATATTTCTTTTGGGGTAAGCTTGAAGATTCGGCTCAGAGCACGAGAACCTGACACCTGCAACTCCATAGTCGTCCGATTTGGATTGATTGAGAACTGGGTGCACTCGCCCATTTACATTATGTGTATCAATCAACGGAGCTATAAAACTGTCGCGTGCCTTCTCCAGCCTCCTTACTGCTAAAATGGATTGCCCTATGTCGTTGGTTTCAAGCCACTTTTCAGTAAAGGAAAACATCCCCGTCTTAGTCTTTGCAAATAATCCGTCCGTGTAGCCGTTAGCGCGGTACAGTTGTTCCACTGCTTTGGGTGACCGAACGTTAAACCCTGGCACAAATACTTTGCTTTTCTCGGCTATTACCCCCTCTATTTCCCCAACTACTCTTTCCGCGTACTCGGCGTCGATCCGTAATCCCCTATTATGTATTCGAGCCACATAAGGAAGTAGGTCGCATTCCAACTGCCACGCCTTACGAAGATCGTCCGCATCGAGTATTCGTTGCTGCGCCGCCCAAAGTTCAAGCGTAGACACGCCGTCACCCGTGGCGTAATCCACGACTAATGGGTGGTCGCCCTCAAGCTTATAAAAGAACTTCATTTGTTTGCGGTCGGGCAGCCCACCAAACCGTCGAGATAGCTCTGCGTATAGAGCGTCACCCTTCTTGGGCGTCACTTGGTAGCGACGGCAGCACTCGTCCAAACCGTACCCCATAGTAACGTCACTGATGATCGATTCATTGACCATCGTGCATTCCATGGGCGCGCTTACAGCAACTCCGTGACGAAGACTAATACGTAAGTCAAAAGATAGGCTGTGCCCGACAGTTCTATAAAGAAAACGGCCACGGTCAATAAACGCTCTGTTAAGTTCTGCTTCGAATTGCTCAACATTGGGTATATTGCCTCCTCCTTCGTGACGCACTGGAACGTATATTGAGTGGGTCTGGTTGGTTATAACATACCCACAAATTTTGTCCCTAACGCTCAGTCCGGTAGTTTCCGTATCGTAAGCTATGGGGGTGCGTTCGTGTCTGACTATTGCCAAAGCTGTGTCAGGGTCAACGGAATGGATCATGCGCCACCTAATAGTTAGCGGAGAGGTATAAATACCCCTCCACAGTTGTCCCCATGTGACGCTAGAACTTGCTGGCTACTTTCTCGTCGTACACCCTTTCGGTGCCCTTAGTCTCCGGTTCGTCCTCCGTCTCGTCGTTCGCGACCCAGCCACCCTGATTGAACCGCTCGAACATTTCACCGCTGACTTTAGCTTGCTGTTCGTCGACGAATCCAGCCCCGGTGTAGGTGAAGTTGAAGAACGGCCCCTCGGCCCCCTTTTGCTGCACCGACGCTATGTCGTACACCTGAAGATAGTGAGCCACCGGCTTGGAATCGATTCGCGACAGCAATTGCTGCATTGGCTTGATACTGGACCGCGTATTGATGATTATGCTTGGGCTAAGCTCTGGGTAGTCCAATAGCATCCACATCATCTGGTAAGTGAGGCTGGCCGCCGGAGCCGAATTGGAGTCACCTGGAATAGATGTCCCGAATTGGTCCAGTTTGGACTCGGCCACCGTTTTCGCGGTGCGGTAAGTCACCTGAGTGGGCGATCCTTTGGGCTTGACGGTGAACTCGGCGTTCGGCGGGTCCCAATGGATGCCGTCCATGGCTCGGGCCAGAATACCCCGGTCATCGTTGCGTGGTGCCCAAAGCACGTACGACTTGCGGATAATGATGGGGACGCCGCGTAACGTCGGACCTAGGTTTTCCTGCGCGATGGTATGCCAAAACTGTCCAGCCTTGGCAGCCTCGGGGAAATCATTAAGCTCGGGGCTGATCGCTTGGATCAGTTTAATTCGCGGGATAATGCGATCGGTAGAATCGACATTACCAATCCTCGCCTTGGCGTACTGTGCCAAATGTGCGGGCAGTTTATCGTCAACCTTTGTTACGTTGCTCATCTTCCATCCTCTGTCTGATCTGGTCACAAAACTCAAGAAATTTATGAAGAACCTCGGGTTCCAATCCAACCCAATGGTCTTCATTTCGGCGTGGCGCTCTTAGTGTAATCATAAAACCGTCGAATGACACGTACAACCCGTCTCCGAGGTACACTTCTGTAAGCTGGGAGCTCATTTCGATTTCACCCTAGTTATCGCTGTATAAGTCATCACGTTGGTTACGAAGGTTGGCTTTGGCAGTTCAATGCCATCATCGTTTAGCTCCCTCGCCAGCGCACCCAAAGTCTGAGCATTGACAGTCTCTTGGATTACTCCGCCGTGTTCATTAGCCCGCAGCCATTTAAACCCAGCCTCCTTGTCAGGCATAGATGCAGACCACCGTGTGCCTAAGGCCACGCGGCCAACTCCCTCGATAGTGATGTTCTTGATGTTGTGGGAGCGCATGACGCCGGGAATTTGCTCCCGCGATAGCTTCTCTTCTATTTGGGATAGGGCTTCACGAGATTCCTTGATTAGCTCGTTTGCCAAGCGTAGCTGATCGTAGTGCTTGATCACTCTGATGTGATCGTCGGAGCCTACGGCCTCGTCGGTTTCACTCCTTATTTGTGTCGTTATCTTGGATAGTGCGTTACATATATCGGATAGTCCAACCAATGTCTCTGGCTTCATGCGTTGCTCGTTGCACCAGCACGTCATTGTGCCGTGCCTGCATGATACCACACCGCGCCCCGGCTGTCAATATGGTGATTAAGTGTTTAGGGCGTTGAACATACGTTCAAGAGTTGTGCAGATGAATCGGACATAGCAAACTCCAAATACAATGGACCCCGCTGGAGGGGGATTCAGCGGGGTCCAAGTAGCTGCTTGAATAATTTTGCCCTGGAAGACGGATTATTCCGCAGCAATGGCAGGCTGGTCATTCGCCTTCTTAGCCGCGCCACTTACAGCCGGTTTGGGGAGGTTGATCTCAACCCTATTCCCGTCCAACCCGACGGCGCTGTTGGCCTTACGGACGAACGTAGCCAGCATGTTGCGAAGCGTCATGCGAGCGCGACCCTCGGCACCGTGGCGCTTCTCAGCGATCTGGTCCCGATAATGGTCCACCTTGTCCTTGGCGATGCCATTGGCTTCGCACAGTGCGAAGAACTTTTCGAAGCTGAACTCCTTTTCGGTTGCGCACTGCGATTTGATAAACGCAGCAAGCTCGTCCTCACCGCCGTTCTTGTAGCGGCCAGAGTACTTCGATGGGACGATCGATCCCTTTTTGGTGACCTGATCTTCGTTATCCTTGTTTACGATATCTGTTACGGGCATTGTATCCTCTTCGTTTACGCATGACCCCCTAATCCACCCACTATATCACATAAAAACCGTCCTGTCAATCCCCGTGAACATGTGGCGCATTACACGCGCAACCGAGAGTTCTGATTCCCCTTCCACGGCATTGCCCCCATCAATTCGGATTCGTTGGTACCGAAGTCAGCCTCGGTAAACACAAATCTAGATTCTAGTTGTACCCCAATGGCTGCGCTCATAACTTCGGTTAGAGTACCGATCTTGTACTTAAACCGCCAGAATTTGGTGCCTTGGTATGACCACTTTTCTAGCACCCCGGCGCTGATAAATTCGTCGAAGACGTAGCGCGGTTGAACATGCCTCAAGCCCATCGATTCGCAAACATCAGACACCCGTTTATTAAATTCGGGCATAGTGAACGGCGCGCTTATGTCCAAATCTTCCCAAATCCGACCTTCTTCTACGATGTGCTTAGCCACCCGCCTTGGGTAGGCCATGTTGGATTCCACGATTTGGCTATCGGACCCGCTGGAATGGAAGACATTCTCGATGTCGTGCCGCGACACGGACAGCGTATTGAATAAGTGCATGTAGTGTTCTTTGACATCCATGCGCCGGATAAACGTGTTAAATTCATCGAAGAACGGCTTAAGCGTAACGGTCCACCTACGGAAATCACTGTCCGTCATCCTCTTGTAGTCTTTGTCGTAGGTCTTGAGGTAGAACAGCGCGCGGTCTTGGGTATTGGCCTGTCCAATGTTCATGTCCCACCGGTTGGATGCGAACACAACTCGGGCAAAAATTCGATAGGTGCGGGCAGACTGAAACTTCTCTGCTCCACCCATTCGGTCGGATCGGATTAACTTCTTGATCTCGTCAGTGGCGGATTCGCTGTGGAATTTGGCTTCGTCGATAAACACAAACATCTTGTTGATGAATGGTTCGACAGAGAAAGTTCCTTCCAATATCTTTGGCGATGCAGAACCCCACTGGTTTTGAAAAAGTTGCTCCAGGAAAATGTTGCCAAAGAATGATTTGCCAACACCTTGTCCGCCTACAAACACCGGGGAAATTTGCTGCTTCTGACCGGGGTTTTGAACAGTCCAAGCGATCCAGTCCTTTAGCCATTTTATCTGCTCCTTATTGTCTTGGCTCAGATACCCAAATAGCGTATCGATCATAGATTCGCATTGTTGTAACAGTGTGGGGCTGATGTCCTTGGTCGGGTTGATCGGCCAGCCGCGCCACGTGTTGAACATAGTCATTGTGCCCAACTCAGCGTCTTGGCTGTCGGGGACAATATCGCCGCTGCGGGATATACGAAATACAGAGCCGGGGGTGAAATCCGGGTACAAGTCCCTGCCGCCCACACGACGTCGCAACGGTGACGACTCAAACAGCTTAAACACCGGCTTCATTTTACCGGCTACTTCCATAAGATCGTTACGATGCCTCCTGTCAAGTTCAGCCCCGTCGTGGATAAATCCTGACATCGTGTAAAATCGATCTCTATCAATGTATTTGTCATCTGTCTCGTCGTAAACGTATCGGTCTGCCATTTGCGTAAGAGGCGATACATCAATACCCGGCATAAAAACTGCTCTAAGCGCGTACATTGGCTCAGTTCCAATGTCAGCCTCCAGTGCGGGCCATCCGGGAATTTTTGCATCTGGGTTGTTGTCCAATTTCTTGATGGCGTCGCGGAAAATCCGCTTACGCATAAATGGTTCTTTATCGTCTAGTTCACCGCATATGAAGTCTATCAGGGATTCGGCTATCTCTGCCGTACCTACCGGGCAGAAAGTGCCACGCGAGATTCCGTCGTTGTTGTTGATACCTTGACTTTCGCGGACCAGACGAGCAAGCCAACCGGCCACTTTGCCAGCTAATTGTTGGCGTCCGCCTTCAACCCAATGAGGTTGGATTATATATAAGAAGGTCCCGAAAGCGATGCCTGTAATTAAGTCGGAAAATACTACCTTACGCGAAGTAGTGGCGGCTATTTCGCCAACGGTGGTTGCAGCCTTACCGTCTGGCGTATACCAAACGGACACGTCGTAGTGGCCGCTTTGGTCTTTGTGAATGTATATGCTCCCCGGCATAACCGTTTGCCGAGATTCCTTGATTGAATTGGGAGATTCGGAGGCTGGCCCCATTGAGCGCAATTCACATTTATACCGGTCCCCCTTAAGCTTAAATTCTTTAGGTTCAAATTCCTTCATAATGTCGTAATTAGCGAGATCGGACTCAGTTAGTTGTACCATCAAGTGTGATGGAACGCCGCGTGACATTCGGCCAAATGCGAATCTGGTATCGATGTTGAGGAATCTGAATGCTTTGATGATTGAGTGGTTGTAGCGCGGGTCTTTGGCGTCGATGTCTACGTCTAACCAGCCAAGCTGCAGGTTGAAGCCCAAATTGAGCGCCCGCATGTCGGAATCGTCGATCCACTGTTGTAGGTTAGTGTCGCGGAATTTCTTCTTGTACCAGTCTGAGGCAAAAGGATTCTTGCCTGACATTTGTAAATAGACAGCGCCTACTTGGATAAAATTATTATTGATTTGTGCTGTAATTGATCTTTGTTGATTGACTAGCTTCTCGTCAGCAGCGTTGAGCGAGAAGCCCCCCTTGATTTGCTCCATGCTTCACATTCCCTCTCCAGCGGATATGGTAGCACGGCGGGCGCTGGCTGTCAAGATTTTACATGTGTTCCTCCTGCGCTAGATGTTCATACCATTCCAACAATGTGCGTAATTCTCTGTACGCCATCTCTTCTATATCTTGGCTATCCATTCGTTCTTTAATGTGGTCTAATAATTTTGTCAAAAGTTCTGATTCTGTCATCACATAATCTCAATTGTGAATATGCTACCTTGCCCGGTGGTGCGAACAATGGAGCCGTCAGTGAAATAGTACACCTTGACCAGCGGCGGTCTGGTAGTAACGACACGAACATTGCGGTCAAGCTTCAAGGCGAAGAATCTAACCGAGTAGTGCTTTTCCTCCCTGCGCTCCCAAGTCTTAATCAAACGTTCGGCATCATTCATTGCTTACCTACTGTCTTATTGAGGTGATGTGATTTTATTTTCTTTTTGTTATATTTTACGTAGGCGTCGCCACATTTATCCGAGCAGTATTTCTTGTTTGGGTTACGTGTATCGAACATAGCGTCACAGTTAAGACACACAACATGACGGATTTCCCATTTATCCCTACCGTCTGCTGTCTTCTTTGCCCCAGAATAGGGTTGATAAGGCATTATTTACTCCCTGTGCCGTGGGCCAGCCGGTAGGCTGGCGGGGTGGCTGGTGTGCATGTAGCGCGGCCTGACGGGACCTGACGGCGTATGGCACGGCGCGCCAGCGGCTGGCCACACGCGGGCGGGGGCGCGCGTGTGGGAGCTACCGGGCGGCTATAACCAGACTTCAACGATCTTCGGGTCATCCCTGTCGTGTCGTTGAATGCGGTTTAAACCGCGCTCCATCATTTCGATACGCATGCTTTGAAGCGTATCCTTCAATACAACATCGTCAGTTATCTTTACTCCGGGGGCACATTCCCAGCGTCGCGCGACTATATTATTGGGGTAGTCCAGCGGATGGTCGTAAACCACCCATATGTTTAGTGTTGCCATTATGCGTTACCCTTGGTGTGGTGAATGTCATTCGTCACTCTAAACGCATCAGCTAAGCTAATTGATAATTCTTTGTGCAGGTCGTTGAGGAATTGGGTTATCCAATCAGTTAGCCGTAATTCCTCATTATCGTCACGCGCGGCGATTCGTGTGGATAATTCTAGTATCATCATGTTCAGTAGCTGAACTATTGATTCGCGGGCCATGTCTGAGTTGATGTTAGTAGTGTGCGCCTT